CTTCCGATCTGCTTCGTAAATTTTTTCACAGAATCAAGCATAGGGGGCAACCCCGAAACGTATCTTAAAAGAACATGAGGCACTTTGCGAAGCAAATGCCTGCCCCAGCGGCGAGCGGCGCAACCCCTTAGAGCGCAAGCGATAAGGACGTTACTATTATCGACTGCCAATTTAGATACAAACATGCGAACTTTTTTGTACCACTTTTCAGGGAAAAGCGAACTTTTTTGTACCATGAGGAACCGATGAAAGAAAAATACCAACATATAACAGACGATGGAGAAATCATCAATGAGCGGATGAGGTCTTTTCCCGATTCCATTAACGAGCATGGATACCGATTACCAGCCCACAAAGATGGCATTCGGATGTTCAAGGATGCGCCATTCCCAAAAGAGATGACTTATGCCGACAAGGGGAGATTTGCCGACCTGTGCAAACTCTATTTGATTGGGGAATCTGGTATTTTGGGTTGCGCCTCAAAGAGTGGACCGAGGGCTTTTAATGCTACGGCAATCGGGGAGATTGTTGGCTTGAACCCCAGAAGGGCGCAAGCGTGGGTTAAAAAGATGTGTCACCTTAGAGTGTTTCATAAACTCACCGCAACGGATGGCAGTGCGCAATACTGGGTGAATCCGGCGTATGCCCTGAAAGGTGGCTATCGAGTGGACTTCCATCAATTCATCACGTTTCGGAAAGAGATGGTGCCCTTAATGACTCCGGGCGCGGTGGCAGAGATGAACCGAAGATGCTCAACTGACCCCATGCTGAAGTGTGAGATCACTGAAGAGGCCGAGAGGATAGTCAATGGCACGTAAATCACGACCGACAGCAATCAAGAAGCTCATGGGTGAGCCGAATAAAGACCGGATCAACGAGAATGAGCCGAAGTATTCCACCGATGGGGTTCATCCTCCCTATCACCTGAGCGACGTTGCTAAGCGCGAATGGGCGCGGATGTACCCGATTTTGACCGCCTCAAAAGTCATGAGCGACGCAGACCGGGCGGCGCTGGCAGCTTATTGTCAGTCATATGCCCGTTGGGTTCTGGCCGAAGGGCACCTTAAACGAGAGGGGTATATCAAAGTTTCCGATAAGGGCTATGAATATCAATCAAACTGGGTCGGGATTGCGAACAAAGCCCTTGAAATGATGCACAAGTTCTTGACCGAGTTCGGCATGACACCGGCGAGCCGGACGAGGATATCTGTTGCCCCATCTTCTAAAGAAACTGATCCGATGGAAGCCCTATTCAATGAATGTGCTGCAGAACATGGAGGACGATAATTGCCTGGACAGATAAAGCGAAGGCAGAACGGGCGGTTCGCTTCTTTAATAGTCTCATTCTTCTCGAAGGCCGATGGGCCGGACAGAGAATGCACTTGCTTCCGTGGGAAGAGAAGATCATCCGTGACGTGTTCGGCACCATGCGGGATGGCACGGATATCCGACAATACCGCACCGTCTATGTTGAAATTGCGAAGAAGAACGGAAAGACCAACCTGTGCGCTGGCATAGTCAACTATCTGTTGTCCTTCGATGGTGAAGCGGCCCCGGAAGTTTACGGCGCGGCGGTAGACCGCAACCAAGCGAGCTTAGTTTACAGGCCAGCGGCCAACATGGTCCGGCAGAACCCGGCGCTATCGAAGCGGTGCGTTTGCCGGGACTCAATGAAGCGGATTATCAACCGCGAGAACAACGGATTCTATCAGGTCCTTTCGGCTGAAGTCCCTCAAAAGCACGGGCTCAACGTACATGGATGCGTGATAGACGAGTTGCACGCGCAGCCGAACAGGGATTTATATGATGTTCTCACGAAATATTCAGGGTCAGCCAGGACTCAGCCGCTATGGGTATTCATTACCACGGCAGGAACTGACCGAAACTCGATCTGCTATGAGCTGCACGAAAAGGCTCGCCAAATCCTCAACGGCACACGGGAAGACCCGACTTTTTACCCGGTCATTTATGGCCTTGAGGATGAGGACGATTGGACTGACGAAAGGAACTGGTACAAGGCGAACCCCTCGCTTGGGAGCATCCTCACGATTGAGGACTTCCGAAGGGATTTTGAGGAGGCCAAACAGAACCCGGCCGATGAAAACCAGTTCCGGCAACTCCGGCTTAACCAGTGGGTCAAGCAGAATGTCCGGGCGATCCCCTTGGCGAAGTGGGACGCTTGCGGTGGGCCGATTCAGAGTCTTTACGGGCGGCCCTGCTATGGCGGCCTTGACCTTTCCAGTACCGATGACCTGACGGCGCTGTGCATCGCCTCAGCCACGGAAGACGGATATCTCGATGTGATGCCTCACTTCTGGATACCAGAAGACCGGATGCGCGAACACGAGAGGAAACACCGAGTGCCCTATACCAAGTGGATCAGTCAGGGATTTGTGACGGCCACACCGGGCAGCGTCATCGACTACAAGTTTGTCATTCATGATATCACGGAGATATGCGAAGCCCTTGACCTTCGAGAGATGGCCTTCGACCGATGGGGAGCTGCGAAAGTTGTGCAAGACCTTGAGGAGCTAGGATTTTCTCTTGACCCCAAAGCACGCAGAAAGAAACTCATCCAGTTCGGGCAAGGGTACGCATCGATGAGTGCCCCGACCAAGGAACTGCTCCGGCTGGTGGGCGATGGCAAGATTCGGCACGGCAATAACCCGGTCCTGCGTTGGAATATCGACAACTTTGTCACCACGACGGACCCGGCAGGGAATCTCAAGCCGAACAAATTAAAAGCTACCCAGAAAATAGATGGTGTTGTGGCAATGATAATGGCGCTCGATAGGGCCATCCGCAATAAGGGCAACGGGAGATCAATCTATGAGGACCGAGGCTTTGAACTTGGAGCAGTGAATTGAATATAAAAAGCATCTTAAAGGGGCTTACTCTCAAGGGTTGGTCTCAACCGCCTTTCTGGGCTCAGTCTAATCAATCGTGGGGCTCTGGTGGATATTCCAAGACTGGGTTGCACATCAATGCAGATAATGCCCTGGGAGTCAGCGCCTATTATGCCGGGGTGTCATTGATTGCTCAGACAGTGGGGCAACTTGATTGCATCACCTACGAGAGACTGCAACCGAGGGGAAAGCAACGGGCAACCGATTATCAGCTATACACCATTCTTCATGATGAGCCAAACCCTGAGATGGCACCGATCACATTCAAGGAAACCTTGCAGGGGCACTTGCTCACGCGAGGAAATGCCTATGCAGAGATTGAGTGGGATCCGATTTATAGTGTGCCCACGGCGCTATGGCCACTGCGCCCTGATAGGATGCTAGTCCAACGTAACCCCACAACCAACAATATCGAATATATCTACACTCTACCAAACGGGGACAGGGGTGTTTTACCAGCAAAAAACGTGTTGCACATTCCGGGGTTCGGGTATGATGGCCTGATCGGATACGACCCTTTAACCATGTGGAAAGAACCGTTGGGGTTGGCAAAGGCCGCTGAGGAATTCGCGGCGAGAGTCTACACCGGAACGAATCTCCGGGGGGTGATTACTCATCCTGATAAGATAAGCGTCGACGCTGAAAAGCGGATGAGGGCCTCATGGGAGGACCTGTACAACGGACTCACTAATGCCCACAGGATAGCCATTCTTCAGGAAGGCGTGAGCTATAAGGACGTGGGGCTTTCCCCTGAGAATACCCAACTTCTCGAAGCCCGCATGTTCCAAAAAGAAGAGATTGCAATGATTCTCCACATCCCCTCGCGGTTCCTGAATGTAAAAACTGAGGCGGCAGACTACGCCAACGTGGAGCAATCGGGAATCGAGTTTGTGACCTATTGCCTGACTCCGTGGCTCACTCGCTGGGAGCAAGAGCTGGACCGTAAGTTGATAATCGGGCCGAACAAAGGCAAATATTTCAGCGAGTTTCTAACAGCGGGACTCATGAGAGGCGATCTTATGAGTAGATACAACGCCTACGCCGTAGCCAAAAACAACGGGTGGCTATGCCCTGATGAGATCAGAGAGATCGAGAACATGAACCCACGGGCAGACGGAAAGGGCGGGGAATACCAGATTACACCGATAGGCACGGCACCGAATCCACCGAAGCAGATATAGAACAACTGAATACAAAGACCACGAAGGCCGCAAATAAGCGGCTTTTTTGTTACCCGGAGGTGACAGATGGAACTTGAACGCAAATCATTTACAGGAATTGAACTGAAGGAAGCCAAGCCGGGGGTATTTACGGCGAAGATCGCCACCTTAAATGTCATTGACAAAGATCAGGACGTTACTCTCCCCGGCTCATTCCCCCAGGGCAAGTCAATCCTGATCAGCGCATACCAGCATGAAAGCTGGATGGGGGCGTTGCCTGTGGGGAAAGGAATCGTCAAAGAGGTTGGGGATGACGTGATCGTTGAGGGTGAATTTAACCTCAAGACCGAGACTGGCCGCGAGCATTACGAAACTATTAAATTTGCCCCTGAGCTTCAGGAATGGTCCTACGGCTTCCGTGTCACCAAGCGGGGCGAGGAAACCGAATGGAACGGCCAGCCAGTGGGCCGAATCATCAAGGGCGTGGATATCTTTGAAGCCTCGCCGGTGCTTCGCGGGGCGGGAGTGAATACCGGAACCCTGGCAATCAAGCAAGACAAGGGTCAAACCCTTGAAGCCCAAGCGGACGCGGCGCTTGCTGCCGTGTCTGATTTGGTGACTCGTGCGAAGTCGCTTGCTGACTTGAGACGAAAGGAAGGGCGCGACATATCAGATCCCAACAGGGAACGGCTTGCGGGTTTGCTCAAGTCTTTGGGCGATCTGGGGTGTGAAATCGAGGCCCTGTTGGACAAACCGGAGCCTGTCGATAACGCGGCGGCGCAGAAACTGTTCGGGGAGTTTATCCGCATCGAATCTCAAATTGTAGGAGTGAATTGAATGAAAACGAATCTGACCATGAAGCAACTCAGCGAGAAGATCGCTGAGAAATCCAAGCTCGGTCACATCGCCTATGAGGAAGCCGGGGCAGACCTGGACTTCTCGAAGGTCAAATGTCTCGGCGAGGGTGACACCAAGGGCAAGGTCGAGAAGTTGCAGGCATTGAATGCCGAACTGAAAGACCTAAACGAAGACTATCAGGAAATGGTGAAGCTCACCCAGGGAAAAGACGTGATCGCCAAGTCCTATCAGCCCGGAGAGAAAGCCACCGAGCAGAAATCCGGGAGAAAGTCCATCGGCGAACTGTTCATGGAGTCTAAGGC